GTTATATAAATTTATGTCCAGTTACCTTCGTTTATCTTCGTTTATATATATTTATTATTAGCCTAACACTTCTTTTAAGTCATTTTCATTAACTTTAAGTTCTCTCAATGCTTTCTTTTTGAGTCCGCTCAAAGTACCTCTTGTTTTTCCAGTTTTCTCCATCATTTCATCAAATGTTAATGCGTAAATATAAATATTTTTAAGGGTCTCTTTCTCTGCTGCATCTTTCAACGTTCCAATTGTTTCTCTAATTCTTAATTGTTTAAACTTTTCTGTGCAGAGCTTACTCGTCAACTTTTCTAATTGTTTGTCTCTTCTCATAAGCAAATCTGCCAAATCACTCTGTTTGCTCCCCTTTGGCATCCCATCGGCAGTTCCACTTTGCAGGATATCATTTTTTAATTCTTGCATTTCTACAAGTAAATATTGTTCCTCTTCAACAGATTTCCGATACTGCTCGAGGAATTCTTCTTTCATTCTGATTTCTTCACTTTTTGCCATTCGACTACTCCATTCCATTATTTTTTCCTTTCTTTCAAAGGGCAATCTCTTCTGCGACCTTCTTCCGGGCAAACAGGTCTTTGCCCGATTGCCGCACAATGGTAACGCTCTCCTCTAGAAAAGCTCAACATGCATGCGCAACAGTTTATTCCTTTTTCGTCAGAAAAACTCAGTTTTAAAACAGCTTCCATTTTATTTACCTCCCTGGCTACGTTATCCTCTCATTGCTTCAAATTCTTTCCACGCAAACGATTCACAAAAGCTGTTCTCCGTTCTTGCTTTAATTCGCAGCAGGATAAAGTATTCATACACATCTACAACTGTCGCTTTTCTGATTTTCTTTCTTTTTCTGCGTCCGTCTTTTTCCTCGCTCACTTCTTCCGTGACAATTTTCACCTTCTCCCCAACTCTGACCTTATGCTCTCGTTCAAGTCTCTTTCTTGTTTCAGCATTTCTTTCTGCCGCTCTCGTTCCCCAGAGTACTTCGGTGCTCTGGGATGTAATATCTCTATAACTCACTTTCATTTACCTCCGCCCAATCAATTCTTTGCCCACAGTTCGGGCAATAATCATATTCATCATAATCAACTTCGTATCTGCTTCCGCAGTTCGGGCAAATCCACTCGTCCCATACTTCCGTTCCGTCTGGAGCATATCCATCGCCTTCAAATGTTGGCTTTTGAGGAATCTCTTTCTGGCAATATTCTCTTAACAATGATTTAAGTTCTTCTGAATTGCAGTTATCTAAATCAATTTTGCCCTTGCCTCTTTCTTCCAATGCTTTTGCTACTTCCGGAATTTCACATAACCACATATCGCCAAACATAACATTGCATTTGCATGTCTTGCAATCTTTACCATCACCGCCTGGTTCTTCTGCCATTCGTGCACATTCTTTGAAATCTTCCACCATTCCGGTCGAGTCAAATTCTAATACAACTCCATTTTTCAGTGTTACTCTCATTTTATTCTCCTTTCTTCATCACTTCTAACAATGTCTCATCTAAGTCAATACCACTCTCACTGAGTCCATTTTTTAATTCTTTCAAGATTGTTTTTTGTACTACTACAATTTGTCTTTCTTTAGACATTTCAGTGTCTTCCAGCTCTAACATTTCACTATCCAGCGTTTCTAACATGCTATAATCAGCCTCTGCTAAATCTCGTAACTTCATGATTTTAAATAAAATTTCTTCAAACTTTTCTTCTGTATCTGTACTCATTTCTTTCTCTCCTCCATCCATTTCTTTAAATATTCTTCCTGCTCCGCATCGTCCACTTCTCTGTCAGTATCTCGGACAATCATCCAACAAGTTCCTGCGATTGCTAAAAGTGCAAACCCAAGCACAACTGTTCCCAAATTCTCACCCCCTCTCAATTGCTCTTTGCCTGCATGGAATTGGGATTTTCATTCAGATACCTCTTCTTCCATTTCAATATCAAGTGCAATAAGTTCTCTTCCTTTTACAGTAAGTCCTTCTGCAGTAATCTGGAAATCTCCTGTTGCAGAACTAAAAAATGTTTTTAAATCATCTTGAAGTTTTAAAAGTGAATCTGCTAACTCTACTGCTTTCTTCTCGCTTATTTCGCTCAAATTCATATTTTTCTTAATTACGCACCCATTTTTAAAATAAAATGTAAGTATAATTTTTCCTTTATTCATTACCTCACTCCTGTCCACTTATCAACTCATCAACAACTTTCTCTCTAAATCAGAGACATTATAATCCCTGTTCGGAAAATTGCTGAATTTCGTTTTCTTAGTTTTTCCTGCTGCTGCATCCTCTTCGCACCATTTCGCAACAGTCTCAATATTATCTGTCGCTTTGTATTTTGCCGATTTTGCTCTTCTAATACGTTCATCGACAAAATCCCTGCCATATCTCTTGCAAAGGCTCTCATAAGTGATTTCTGTGTGTTGTGTGTGGTCTGGTGTTTCTTCTGCACTACACTTACCTACACTAACCTTATCTAACCTTACCTTACCTACACTAACCTCGGTTGCCAAGTGGTTGCCAGTTGGTTGCCAAGTGGTTGCTAGCTCAATTACTTCTGTATTTTCAGATATTTTTTCAGTATATGAGCCATTTTCTTTCAAGTCTAATAATGCAAGTTCTTCTTGATATTGTGTAGGATGATATCTGTCTTTTCGGAGCAAATTATGCATCCGCCAGTGCTTGATAACAATTACACCATTGTCAAATGTTAGAATAAAACGTTTCAGCACCAGGAGCTTTAAATCATCTTCGGAAGCTCCAATCATGCGCTGAATTTTTTTCGGATTATTTACAAATCCATCATCATCTGCTCTCATATTCAAGTGAAAATAAAGAGCTTGTGTAGTAAGAGGCATATCAAGAAATGCATCACTATCACAGATTTTCTGTGTGAACATTCTCTTTTCAGCCATTTAACTCATCCCCCTTTTTAACTAGAACGGAAGTTCTCCGTCGTCTGGATAGTTCATAAATCCATCATCATCCACATGTCTCTGTTCCGGAGCAGAATGAGTCCCCGCTCCTGTTGCCTTGCTCTCACAGAAATAATGCTCTTCCACAACCACATCGGTCGTATACACTTTTGCTCCATCACGGTTTGTATAGCTTCCAGTCTGGATTCTTCCGCAGATACAGATTTTCGTTCCTTTTTCCAGCCATTTCTCTGCAAAATCTGCCTGCTTTCCAAATGCAACGCATCTGATAAAATCAGCAGATGCATCCCCCTCTTTCTTGAAACGTCTGTCAACTGCAAGTGTATATCTGGCAATCGCTATTGAGTTTTCACCAGGGGTATATCTAACCTCTGGTGCTGCTGTTAATCTTCCCATTAATGCTACGTTATTCATTTCTATTATCCTCCTGTTTTTGTTCTTTTTTTACTGCTTCTGGTCGCCTAGAAGTAGCAAATAATTCCATTAGCATATAATAATCATCGTAAGAAATATCTTCGATTCTCTGCGCTGTAGAACCTTTTTTGTTTAAATAATCTAAAATATTCTGCTCACTTTTTCCTGCATATCGCAGTGCAACACGAATATTATTAAGCTCTTTTTCGGTCAAAAACTCCTCTTCTGAATCTCTCATTGCTCCCTCTGTCGGGATGCAAAAAAGTTGAAAACAAGCATATTTAAATGCAGCTGACAAGGCTTTATTTAATGCTTTATCTCCATTATCCATCCCTTCGCCTACGATTGATACAGTGACTTTTGAACCGTCCTCTGCTGACATAAAATGATAATCGACTTTCACAATTGAACGTTTCATTGTTAAGTCTTTTCCAGATGCTTCTGTGATTGCTTCGATGTCCTTAACCTCAGGTACACAAAAGACTTTGTATTTAATCATAAGAGGCTGTAAAGCATTAAATACATCGTCAATGCCTCTGTAAGAATACGAAAACTTATTCGCTTTTGCCGTTCGGTTTTTCCCAATCGGACCAATATTTTCCATGATTGAGGCAATCGCCCCATAAATTTTTTCCATTTTTCTTTTCTACTCCTTATCGGATTCTTAAGGATTCAGTCTGCTTTGTCTCTGCAATCCCTGCAAACTTCTTCGGATTTGCTTTGACATCTGCAAGCAGTCGAGTTCTATCCAGCTTCGGATCCTGCGAAATCAAATACTCAGCAGGAATTTTCGACTCATCAATGATGTTCAATGACTGCGGATTTTTCTGAATTGAGTATGAACGAAAATCTGTTTTCAGCTTTCTTACATCCATCATTTTCATTGCGTTTTCGAGGTTATTTTTTAAGTGATTGGTACGATTCTTAAGCACCTTTTTCATGTGTGTCAAACGCTCAATTTCCTTATCAATTTTCTCAATATCACCGTTCAAATTAGTGATAATCATTGCATAGCTGTCCGCTTTCACCTCTAATTCTCCCTTGATAGATGCAATCGTATCCACAAATACAGTTGCATCCACGTCGGTATCTTCTGCCATCTGACAAAGTGTCAGGTATTCCCCTGTGATTTCGTAAAGTTTTAACATTTTGTATCCTCCTTTTTGGTGATTAAAATTGTTCTTTCTAATGTCTCATGCTCTCTCGCCTGCTCTTTTCTATGTCCGGCAGAAGCTGCGCTTACAGAGCATCCGGCACCGGTTCGCATCTCTAACATATACTCATCCATCATAATTTCAGCCCTCTTTCCACTTCTCTCCAAACAAGTTCACGACTTTATCAAGAGTCAGTGTTTCTTTTGCTTCTGCGCCAATGACTGCACTAAGTACGTCCAGTGGCATGATTTTCTCTCCGCAATCTCTTGCACTATCGAGTAAGCTGTTTAAGACTCTGACTTTCTCTGAATCTCTAATTAACTCCTCTAATGCTGTAAACTCAATTTCTACCTTGCTCATGCTGTTTTATCCTCCTTGATTTCCATCTTCATCCAACTTTTAACAAATTGCTCTTTCTGCTTCTTTGCTTTGTTTTTCTTTCTTGACTGCCAGAAGCTGACAGCGAAACCGCTAACGAACAAAATCACTGCTGGCACTGCAATCCAAGCCACAGCAAACAATAATGCCTCTGTATCCTTACATTCGATAGCATTACACAGCCAGCCACCGAAGCAGATACCTGTCCAAAGTCCCAGAGCTGTTTCTAAAATATTTTTTTTCTTATTACTCATTTTTTTCATTGTTTTTCCTCTATGTGTCTGCTAAAATACAGAAGTGTAAAGTTTTTTCTGTGTCCCTTTCGAAGTTGCCGCTTCTAAGGGACTTTTTTAGTTAGTCAGTGAGAATTTGCAGTTTTGCAAGTTCCACAGCTTTTCTATATACTTGAGCATATTTTGAATCGCCATGCGTTTGCGCTACCTTTTCGAGAAACTTATCAATCTTGCCAATGAAACAACCGCACTGGACTGTAATCTCATTATCTTTGTCATGATAAAATGTTGTAAAAGCGTTCCGACTACCGATAGGACCAATTACTAATACATGTCTTACAGAAAAGACCTCAGCATTTTCGCTAACCACAGCATTTTTGCGAACCATAGCATTTCCGCTAACCTCAGCATTTTCGCGAACCACAGCATTTTCGCTAACCCAAGCATTTCCGCTAACCACAGCATCACCGTAAACCGCAGCATTTTCGCTA